GTATTGGAAAATTTTCAATACCGTTTTTAATAACTATTGATTTTTCTGTTGGTATATCAAATACCATTCTAAATTTTTCATAGTTCCAATGACTGTTAAAAATGTACCAGTCATACTCATCGTGCCTGTCTTTGTTAGAGAAAAACTCTTGTAAATTAGGTTGATTCCAAGAATTCTTTTGCCATAAAATATTTATTTTATTGGGGTCTAAGGGAACTTTACCAGGTATGGATGTACAAATTTGAAATTGATCTAATATATCTTTTGCTACATACTTTTGTAGCATTTCCATTTGGATTTCAGTTGCACCTCTAGGTTTCATTATTCCTTTGTATGTGCGCCTAATGTTACTCTTGTTACAGTTATTTCGAGGTCTTGTCTAAAATCATCTACAGTAGTGTCAGTATTGGGATCAGCAACATCAGAATTAAAATGATTTTTACTATCATATATCTTTCCCGTTCTTTTGTTTTTAATAATTTCTTTTGCTTCTGCAGGTATTTTAATAGGATCACTCATTTTTGTCTACGACCCTGTCTATTATATTTTTTGTTGTGTTGCAACTTTTTTTTCTTATTAGGGCTTTTACAATGTGTTCTAGGTCTTTTTCTTGGTTGATCTCTTTCAACAAAGTCTTTAAATTTTCTAGCCATTTTCCTGTGATCTGTCTATAAGCGCATAACTAATGGAACCAGTAATTGTGTTTGCACTTCCTGCTTCTATTTTAAGTACATCGTTCGATTCCATATTTAAACTTGAGGTTATCATATTTGTAAAAGTTTTATTTAATTGTGCATGACTAATCTCTACAGCCGAGCTACCAGATTTTTGTAAATAAAGATCTACATCAACATTAGATGCTGCTTTGTGGCTTGCTTGTACAGATTTTATAATAATAGTTGCATCAGCTGGGCAACTTAAAACATCAGTTACATTAGTATTTGTTAAATCAAATGTTGTACTTTTATATCTAATTGTCATTGCATAAAGTAATTAAACGAATCTTGTTCATTTTTCAAGTCTTGTTGAAAAGAAGTATTCAATTGATTTTCAATAGTTGCTAAACCCTGGTTTATTTGTCTAAAACCTTCTACTGTATATTCTTGAGGAGGCTCCGGAACATATACATTAATTTTAGCCATTATCTTCTTCCGTCTTGATTTACATCTGCTCTAAATGTACCAAATCTCCAAGTTTCATTAACAGCAGTATTTTGTATTTTAATATTTGCAAGTCTTCCTCGAGCTCTTGTATTTATTTTTTGTGTGGTTGAGTTTATAGTAAAAGGTCCCAACTTTGAAGAAGTTCCAGCATCTACAGGAAAATTTTTTAAAAAAATTGTCACTATAGCATTACCCTGAAGGTTTTTAAAATCAGGTAAGAATCTGCTTACTCTTAATAAATATTCACCATCTCCATCTGTTGGTAAATCAAAATCTCCTGATTGTATATAAGCAGGTATAGCTGTTGTACTTCCATTTAGTGCTACTTCATTATTTCCTACTTCATGTGCATAATATAATGAAGATCCAAAAGTATTAGTTGCTCCACTTAAATTAGATATTGTTGGAGTATTAGTTGTAGTATATTCAGTTGCATAAGGCACTGCATAAGTACTTGCATCTGCATAAGAACTTCTTGCAAGACTCATTGTTGACCAAGTATTTTCTACATAATTATAAACTACTGCTCTATTGTTTTGTGTTGCAGGGCTTCCAGATGGTGTGCCCGCAGGATAAAACCAAACGATTTCATTAAATAAAGAATTATGTGAAGCATAAATAATTTCATTAGATGAATAATTAATACCTACGTTTGATCCGGTGGTCGTGAATACAAAGTCTTCTACAAGTGACGGAAGTAATTTAACTGTACCATCAAATACAAAGAATCCTCCTCCAGAGCCCATCCAATAAACTCTACCATCAGAGTAAACAACTGCGTGTTGGCCTATACATCCACAGTTAGAACCTACTTGTCTTATTGAAAAAGTAAACGGAGGACCAACAAATTGCATAGTATAAGCAGCTTGATCAGTTAAAATTAAATTATAATCTTTACCTGAAACTGCAGCTACAATTTTATTACCTGTATCCAATCTAAAAGTACCTGCTGTATTAACTGAAGTAGGTTGATAAACACTGTAATTTTCCTGGTCACTAAATCTAATAAACATTGGATCTTGCGTATTTGGATCTCCAATTGTTGTTTCTGTTCCAAAATGAACAAGGTGTCTATCTCTATCCGATACTAAAGTTAATCTTGTTGCTGTTGGTGCATTTGACATAACAGCTGCTCTTACATCTAAAGGATTAGATACACCTGGATTCCATACAAAAGTTTTACCATCTTTAACAGTTGCGATTAGTTGTTGACCAAAGTTATCCAATGACCATGTACCAGGATCAAGAACAACTGAAGAAGTTGTAGAACCTGAACCCCAAGTTAATCTACCCCATGTACTTGTACCCCAACCATAACCATAAGTTTGAATTGTAGGTCCTATTTCTTCGTAAGGGTTTACTAAACCACCACCTGAGTTAGACATAGCTGTACCAGTTTCATTTGATTTCATTTGCACTGTAAACGTACTTGTCGTTGGCACAGTTAATATTTCAAAAGTAAAATTTTGAAAGTCAGCAACCGTAAAACTTGTTGAGTTTGGTAATAATACAGAAGTAAATGTAATATACTCACCAACGTCCAAACCATGACTAGCTTTAGTAACTGTTACTATATTTGAATTTACTGTTGATGAAAAATTTACACCAGTAATAGCTGTTGCAAGTGGAGTAATATCATAAAATTTATCTTCATAGTAAATATATAAAGCTTTTGAAGTACCAAGAGCTGCGTATCTTTTACCTTCTAAATCTGTCCAAGTGTGTTGAGCTCGTGTGGGTCCTGAAATAGTTTCTTGTCCAATCGCAGTATAACCACCAATTTTTTCAGGTTGACCATATCTAAATCTTACAAAATCACCATCTATCCATTGTCCTTCTGATCCTGAGGGTGTATCTGCTTTATTAAATCCTGGTGCAATTCTTACATTTGTTAAAGCCATGCAGCTATTTTACATCATTTTAAAGCTTCATCCAAGTCGCAGGGTTAGGTATTAATATTTCACTTACTTTGTTTATTTCAGAAGTCATAATTATATCCCCGCTTATTGATATTCTAGGAGACTTTTCTTCAGTCTTTTTAGTCCCGTGTTTCAAAGAACTAGGAAATATGACCAATTGACCAGACTCATTATTAATTAATAAGTTTTGATGATTTTGTTCATTCCATTCTGTAGCCTCTGGCATATAAAATCTTTGTGAGGGTTCATAAAATGTAAGTGAGGAATGATTTTTATTTTTTAATACATAGTAAACAAAGCTAAAATGACTGGCTCCGTGATCATGAGCTGATATATGATCACCCTTATCGGTGTAAGCTACCCATGATTTCGTAATAAAATAATTAACATTCTTATATTTTAAATTTTCTAAAAATGTATTTAAATTAATTTTAAGTTCATCAAAAAAACTTTTAAATTTATTATTTAATTGTAGTTGATCTCCATACAAAGATTCAAAAGAATTAAGTTGACCTGCCTTATCAGAAGTAAAAGAAAACCCATTCTCATGTGATTTAAAATATTTATCTCTAAATTCTGGGGGACAAATATCTTTTTCGATTATAGGTATTAATTCTTTGTTTATTTTTTCAAAGTTATTTATTTTTGATATTCCTATAAGTGAGCCAAGTATTCTAGCCGTCTCCATCTAAAGTACCTTTTGAATCAAACCAAACATAACTATTAAGTTTAGATAAAAACCTTTCCATATCTTTATCCTTTACCACATAAGCTAATGTTTCGGTACAAAAATCTTTTATAGCCCAATATCGATGATGGCCATCAATTAATACACTATTGTTAACAACTAACGGACATAATAAACCATTTAGTTTTATATCCATCTCAAGCTGATCAATTAAATCTTGGTTATTATTATCTTGATTAGGTTTTATATCTTTTACTTTTATTTTTTTAATTAAACTATTAAAAATAATTTTTTTAGGTTTTAAGAACACTTATTGTATACGAAGAAATCTATATTGAACTTCACCACTACCACCTGAAGCACCATCAGTACGACCAGTATTTGTTGGAGAACTACTAGCTGTGACTTGAGCTGACCCACCTCCACCACCGGATCCTCTTGTACCAACTGAACCATTTGTACCACCTCCCGAAGAAGATCCTCCTGAACCTCCTGCAACATTACCTGAGTAAGATGAAGCACCAGTTGATCCTGCAATTCTACAATTGTCTCCACCACAGTTACCATTATTCCCACCTGTTGCACCGTTCCCTGATTGATTAAAAGTTCCAACAGGACCACTGTTTAAACTACTTACATTTACTGTAGCTCCACTTGAATCTCTAAAAGTTCCTGAAGTAACTGCACTAGCATTAATAGTAGCCGAACCTCCAGTACCAGGTGAGTTACTTCTTAAAGGACCTTTAACACTACCATTAGAACCACTTGATCCACTTCCTCCACCTAAAGTAAATATTGCTCCAACACTTGATCCAGATAATGTAGTACTTGCTCCACTACTTCCCGATACATTATATTGATTACTTTGATTACCTGGAGCTCCGCCAGCTCCTACTCCATAAGAAATAGTTTCTCCTGCTGTAACACTAAAAACTTTATCTGATATAAATGAACCCGATCCACCACCAGCACCTGATGATTCTCCACCTGCTTTATCATAATCTGCTCCCTTAACACCACCACCACCGCCACCAACTGCTGCTTGAATATGTATTGCGTTAGCTTGAGCAGGAACTGTAAATGTTCCTGAACCAGATGATACTGTTGCAAAAGAAGTTGCTTCAAAAGCACTAAAGACTAATTTCCAAACTCCAGAAACTTTACCGTAAATTTCATCAGCTTCTTTCCAAACGCCCGATACTTTGCCATAAGCATTTTCTATCTCTTCAAATGTTCCAGAAACTTTGCCATAGGTATTAGCCATTTAAACTCCTATGAATATTTAAACCAAATGTCTCCATCACTTCCTCCTGATGGACTAGATGTACTTATTGTAAATTTTCTTTGTAACTTAGCGGCAGTTACAGCATTGTCTCCAATTTTTGTAGACGTTACAACGGCTGCAGATATAGAAGCACTGACAACTGCATTGTCTGCTATTTGAGCAGTTTGAATTGCATCATCCGCTACTTTTGCATTCGTTACTGCATCATCAGCAATTTGAGCTGTTCCAATACTACCTCCTAAAGAATCTAAAGAAATTTCTGTTATACTACTACCATTAGAATAAGCTGCATATATTTTTGATGCATCTAAAGTAAAACCAGATCCTGAAGCAGTTTTAATTGTAAGGTTAGTAGGATTGGTTATAGAAGTACAATCAAAGATATAAAATTTTTCTATTGAATTTGGTATTGTTACTGTAGTTGCACTTGATAATGTAATAGTTGCAAATTTAATAACCA